GCGACGCCGTTGATGCATCTCTTGAGAACGAGAGTGTCGCGCTGGCATATAATCGAAATCCTTCGATTTAACAGGCTTAGATGCCATCGGATTAGAAGGAGATGTAAGTCTAATCTCCTTGTGTTGTCTTTTTGTGTAATGAGTCCATTCCTTAGTACGAGGCATCGATTCAAGAGATCGTGCCATCATAACATCTCCAACTGTCTCCAAGTAAGAGCCCAGTTCAGTGGACCGTTGATAGACAAACAGTCCCGCCCCTGTAGTCGAACTAGATCGTTGACCAGGGGAAGAAGAATTGGCAGCTGCAATTCCTCCATGATTATGTACTTGGCAAAAGGCACGATTCGGCCAACATTTACCCGTTAATCGTGGCATTATTTCCGACCTTTTGCCTTAACAGTGGCCACACGCCGTCCGTTTACATATTTGTAACGAACAAGAGAACCTCTACGGTGTGAACCACTTCGTCCCTTCTTACGGAAAACCTTGCCGTAAGATATCTTCTGTTTCTTTTTGGCCATTTAATCACCCAATCGTAACAGACGGTAAGTAACTTCCAACTCCCATGAACTTACAGTAGGCTGTAAATATCATGTAGTTTAACAGGTTCTGAGGATTACGAAGATGAAGGATCATCTTAGCAACCGTCAAACTCTGAGGCATTACAGTTTCAGTTACACTTTCACTTTCACTCAAAATGCCTCACCTACTGTTTCTACATCTAGTACAAGTTCCCAAGTGCCATTAGCCGTAACTTCTACTTGTACCAAACCGCACAATGCCTGGAAACCATGAACAGGGCCAGTAGGCATTTGTTCGGTAGTAGTGACCACACTCTGTCTCTGAAGATTGTGGTCAGATGTATTATTACTAGAAACCATTCCAAAAACAGCTGCTTCATCATAAGGCGCCTGGTCCCCTTCCGATTCAATAACCAGGATACGATCATCATCCACATCCCCCGCATCAAACAAGTTTGCCAGAGGGTCAGCAGGACCATCTGGAGTATCTGTAGGCAGATTCGTATGCGGTGTTGGTCGTGTATTAAGCCAAGATTCAACTAAACCCACCCTGGTCCAACCAGCATTGTTTGTACCATCGGGTACGACAGGACCTGGGTTTCGATGACCTACAATGTTCAATTCAAACTGATCTGCCGGAGCCGTAGTTCCATCAGCCAATTCTCCAGGGTCCGCAGATGTCAAAGTGGAATAATCCCACTCTGGACCTGCTAGATACAGATTATTTCCGGCAGCATCTACCGGCAACAAAGGGCCAGCACCATGATTATTATTCAGATAAACTTTGAAATCAGAATACTTTCCTGTTTTCAATCCGTCAACAGACTTGACTGTTTCAGCGATCATTCGCTTCCAGATTCTGAATCCACGGTTTACGGCGTTCCTGGTAACCCATGTATTAGGAGCAGTATTGATATTAGCTCTAGATACTTGTCCGGTAGCCGGAGTATCTACGAAAAACCCACCATAAACAGTATAGATCTTTTTCTGTCGGTGTAATTTTCTCTCTTGTAGACTCATCGCTTTAGCCAAATCGATGTAATGTGTTCCGTTACCGCTGCCGGTAAATCTCATGCGTGTTACTGCCATGAGAAAAGCCGTATAGCCTCCGGCTTATTTTCTTTTCGGAAACACCCCTCTTACTGACTAAATCAGTAATTCACCGCCACGCCCGATTCACAAGACGGGGCTCCGTGACGGCGAGGTCAACTGCACCTCATCTTGATGCCGGCTTCCGACAACCGGGGGTCGTCGGTATTAAGAAGATTAGGGCGGTTGCTTCATTCCCAGCGGTGAATCAAATCAACAAAGGATCCCTGGTTAAACAAGAAATATGTCTGCGCTGATCGCACAGGTAATGAGGAATCAGAATTACAATTCATCTTCCAATATGGTTCTGGGCATGGACATGCCCCTTTACACCATGGAGAACACATATGTCTATCATAGTATGATTGCCAATTTGTTTTGCGCTTAGTACGCAATAACTTCCAATCGATTTTCAAGATTAACACCTACAATCGAATGGCCAACAATGATTACAGTTCCGAGGTGAGAAGGAGTAGCGGAATGCAGCTACTCCTCCTCTTCGGAGGTTTTTTTTTGGATGGATGCCTCATGGTCGGCAAGGTCCATCTCCATATAGCAATCAAAACATATTCTGTTGTGATGTGCTTCGAGCCTTAGACATGTACCGCATTCCTTGCATTCCATGACATGCGGTACAATACGAGGTATTTAGACATTCATATTCAATAGAATGTGAATGTAGAGAAAGTAGTCGTTTGTTGAGATGCGGCCATTTGAGTCAAAGAACCACCCGATCTATACGCAGTTCCTGCGCCAGATGCTTCCCAAACAAAATCCAATGGATTTGTTATCGCCCAGGTAATATCCCTAACCACCTTACGATAGGGATTATCACTGCGGTATAGATCATGTACATAGAATCCAGCGCCAAGTAAAGGTAGAACTTTACCCGTCCCTTTTACAGTTAAGCCCGTGCTGAACTTCCTGGTTCTATGTAATTTTATTCTCGCCTTAGAAGTACGAGAACGGGTTCCAACCAACGGGCGACGCCGTTGATGCATCTCTTGAGAACGAGAGTGTCGCGCTGGCATATAATCGAAATCCTTCGAT